GTCAGCGATGTTGATGAAGGCGTCCTCGTCAAGCTCAGACGAGACCGTGGTCAGCACGGCGAGCTTCTTGGCGACGAGGTTGACCTGCTCGAAGGTCTGCGTGGACTCGGTGATGCTGGAACTCTCACCGACGAAGTACGGGGTCAGAGTCGCCGATCGTCGAGGGATCCGATGCACATCGGTCGTCATGGGACGAACCCGACAGAACTGACGAGCCACACCAAACTCCTCGCGGAGAGAGATCAGCTCGGTCTCGAAGACCTCAGGGACCAGGAAGCCACCGGCACTGTTGACGCTCTCGTTGTGCGCCTTGTGGTGCAGACCCTTCTTGTCGCAGAACTCGATCGACTTTCGGACGCCGCGCTGTGCGTTCAGCCAGTGACCAAAGGCGAGAGCCTTGTCAGCGGCATCGCCGTTGCTGTCGTCCTTGAAGTTCTTGAGGGTTCCCCAAGTCTTGGCACGACGAACCATCGGAGAAGCGAAGGCCTTCTGCCGAGCCTTGCGGTGGCTCATGCCCTTGTAGGTTCGCTTTTCCTTGTCCTCGTCTTCTTCTTCCATCTTCTCTTCCTTGTCCTCGTCCTCTTCCATCGCCTTCATCTCCTCGTCCTCATCCTCCTTCATGGTCTTAGGAGAGACGTGGATCTCGAGATCATCGGCGTTCATGGGCTTGCCGTCCTCGGCAGTCACCATGACCTTGTCAAGATACAGGGCCTTCGCCTTCACGAAACGCCCAGAGCCGACCTGATCGGCAATGTTCTGGAGGTCTTCCTGAGCCTCCGCAAGAGTCACAATTCGCATGGGATTATTCCACAAAAGGTATGCGTATGAGATGCGATCGTCCGCTGGGTCTACCGTTCCAGGCCTTGCGCCTCACCGTCCAGACACCTTCGATCACCTACAATGTCGAAAGTCTGTCCACCAGCCCCTTCTTGGGGACTTGGACCTCAATGATGTGCTTTTCGTTGCTGGTCTCGTATCCAACCCATCGCTGGGCGTCATCGGCGTTCACCAGCCCCTTCCGGACAGCTGAGACCAAGGCTCGCCCATTTGCAGGCAGTGGAGCGATGGAAACCTCCAGCAGCTTCCACTTGGAATAGACCTGCTGCACATCGTCCCCGTAGGACTCGCGGTCTTTCTTGGAGGCCTTGCGAACACCGCCAGGCTTCGGCACGAAGCCGACGCTGATGCCCTTGACGATGCCCTGCTCGACCAGCGACTCGACAAACTCGGGGAAGTATGAGCCTTGGAAGTCGTCAGGACGCTTGGCAAACTTGATGGTCGCCTCGACCTTGTCGCGGCCGCGGCGCAGGTCGGTCACCTGCCCAACTGGCTGCGCATAGTCGTGGTTGTAGAACACCACCGGATTCACATCGTATTCGCTCGAATCCATGCCCTGTGCAATCAGGACTTCTCCGTCACGGTCGATGCTTTCGGTCGAGATCACGGCATCGACCTTGATGCCGTCAGACTCGAGATTCGCGTCAAGTGTTTTGGTCTTCATCAATCTATCTCCGCTGCGATGAAGTCACATCGACAGTTCGGATGAACAGTTCCCTGCATGTCAATTCCAGCGGTCAGGGTTTTCCCGCTGCTCGCAACGATTGTCGAGCCAGCCTTGATGAAGGGTTCATCAATAGGCAGAGATTTCTTTCCAATTCCGTACTCGTCCTCCACCGCCTTGCAGAACTCACAAGCTCCGCCGGCAGCGAGGAAGTGCTTCTTCTGGACAAACCCAACTTCTTTCCAAGCTGCGATCTGCCCGTCGTGATAGGCGGCAGCCGATTCAGTCCTTGCGATGGTCCTGGCTCTCGAAGGAGATGCCTCTCTCGTCATTTGTATTCGCTTGGCAATCTGGTCGATGGTCTCACCCACCTCGGTTGACTCAGCAAAGTTCGTGACCGTCTCGTCGATCAACGAGTTTGCCATGAACTTGGCTCTGTCAGTCATTGCCTCCTTCAGGATCTTGCGAACGTCTACCTTGCTGACGTTCCTGATCCCCTGTCGCAGCAGAAGATCGTTGATTCGTGCCAAGCCCGCAGTGCCGCCACCGTCAGCAGCGTCAACATAAGCCTTGGTCAGATCTTCGATGAGCTTCTCCTTCGGCCCCAGCAGCTTGCGAAGCATCTCACGCACACGCAGCTTGCCAGTGAGCTTCATGGTTTTCGCCCTGGACTTGGTTTCCCGATCCAAGACTTCGGCAACTGACTCGAGTGCGGCCCTGCTCGCGGCCTCGATTCTCTGTGCAGGCGTCTGTCGCTCACGCCTTCTGATGTTCTGGTCAGCGTCACCGCCGTCGTCGTCGCTGGGGATCTCAGCCTTGTATCGGATGAGGTCGTCGTCGAGACCTTCGACCATCAGCCGGTACTTGCGAACTTCTTCGGGCCACTCGTAGGTCCGAGCTTGATCGGGTTTGAAGGACTTCTTCTCCGATCGCTTCGGATGGCCCTTCGGGAGCAGGTCGTAGTCGGTCGTGTATTTGGCATTTTCTGGCTTGCCGTTCCGTACCAAGTAGAGGAACGCATTGACACGGGCCATCGCCCACTGCTGTCGCCCCATGCCTGGGCGGTGCGAGGTTGAGAACGCACCAGCTCCACGACGATAGACCGCCTTCAGCATTCCGAGGTTGACCTTCTTGCCCTTCTTGTCGCCATGCTTCTCGTTGTGGTCCTCGGCCTTCTTCTTCAGTGCCTTCTCCTGCGCTTCGGAGATCTCGATGCCACCTCGAGATCCTGACGCGCTGCCCTCCGGATTGCGGTCGGAACCAGAGATTCGCTCGCTGGGCTTTGCGGGTGTGCTGGAATCGTCGTCGCCCTTGGCCTTGTAGATCGGAACCATATCGAAGGCGTTGGGAAAGTCATCTCTGGGTTCAGGCTTATCACTCATCTTCCATCTCCATCTCGACATACAGGACGGGCTTCTCGGCCTCTTCGTTGAACACCAGCTCCTTGCTGATGATCCGAGCGTTCGATCGTGGCGGGAGCAGGATCTCGGACTCAAGGGGGAACGCCGAACGGCTGCCAATCGCTACGCCATTCCTTGCCTTGATCTCTAAAAGAATCGCTGGTCCCTCAGAAGATTGGTCTGCCCTAGCAAAGTGCGCCGCTGTTGACGAAGACAGGCTGGTTGAGTTCACAGAAGTTAACTCGAACCGATCGTCTCCTCGGAGTATGTCGTCATAGAGACGCTTGGCCCCTGCGTCGTTGACTCGGATCCCTCTCCAGACCGTGACTGGCTCGCCATCTGAACGGATTGGCTTGTTCAGATTGGTTGCCAGCCGATCGATGTAGGCACGTTCAAGTTTGTGAACATCTTTGAAGTATTTCTTTAGGGGTGCGTATTGATCCGCGTACATCTCACGCTGACCTCGCACATGACGAATGATGTCCTGAGGAGTAAACAGCCCAGGGTCACTGATCATTCGACCAAGTTTCTTATTGCTCCTGTCGTAGTAATCCATACGACCTAGGACTTCGAGAATGCTGTCGTCGGGAATCACTGGATCGCCAGACTCAGACTTCGGCAATTGGTTGATTAGGACACCATGAGCGGTGCGAAGTTCCATTTCAATTCCCGTGGTTGTGCTGCGAACGCGCTGAGCGAAACCAATGACGGCCTTCTCTAGGTCTTCGCCTTCCAAGTTATCCAAAGTCTCAAAGGCTTCGTCTGACCACTCTTCGGCCAGGAATTGGTCCAGTTCTTTCACCTTCTTGTCAGCTCGGTCCAGCCGACTCTCTCCCTCTCGGAAGTAGTCAACGACGGTGTCACCGTTCCTGGTCCACGCAATAAGGTCTTGCTCCTCCTGTGGCGGGAGGTCTTTCTGAATCGACCGCATCATCTCCACGCCTTCTTCCTGCGTGTTGTAGTGCCCGATGTGTGCGCCACTCTCGACCTCGTGCGCGTCGTACTCGTTGCCGTCTGCGTCTCTCTCGATCTGGCTTGGGTCGTTCCGGTTGTTGTTCCAAATCCGACGCATTCCGGTCGTGAACTCAGCGAACGCCATCTGCTCCTCTTTGCTCACCGGCCCTTGGCGGCGATCGGACGGCGGACGCCCATGCCCCTCAGCGCAGTCATTGCCAGGCTTGAAGCCACCAGCTCCAGTCCCGCAGTTGTCTGCCTTCAGGTTTTTTTCGGCTGGCTCTTTAGCAAGGCTTTCGACCTCTCCGCTGACAAAGTCAATCAAGTCAGACGGTGCTTGCTCTCCGTATCCAAGACTTTCATATGTGAGATTGATGTCGTCAGCAATCTCTGACCTGCTCATACCTTTGTATGCCTCAACGTCAAAGATCATCACTGGCCCCCCATCATTTCATACATATCTGCCATTGATGCACTGAATCCACTCTGGACTTCATTTGCATATCCATCAGAGCCTGACTCATAACTTATCTCTGCGACTTGTTCCATGAACAACTTGTCAAGTTGTACGGCTGTCTTGTTCTTCTGCTTGCTCCATTCATCCTTGTATAGGACGCGCATAGTCCCAGCTTCGGCAACAAACTCAGCCGGTTCTGTCGCTGCATACTGGCTGACGCTTCTAGGCACGGCCTTCTTCATCTTTTCCCAGACTTGCGCACCGATCTGCATCTTCGCGTCGTCTCGCAGTCCTGCGGCGTCCTTCAGACCAATCTTGTCACCAATGAACTCACCCATCCTCTTGAAGGTGCTTGCCGACATATTTTCCTGCTCGCTCATGGCTTGGTCATGCAATGCGTGCATCGTTTCGTGTATAGCGTTTGCGTAGTTGCTTCCAGCACCAACTGCATAGCCGGATGACTTTTGTATTCCTCGAGCTTGAACGTGCATCACGACCTGCCCATTGTTTGGGTTGTAGTGTGCTAACGCCCCCTTCGGAAGTTCAATCTCTGACATGACTGTGTCAAATGACTGGTATTCGCTTCTCTTCTTGACTAGTGAGTAATTGACACCCGACAAGTCATAGCCATCAGCTTGCATTTTGCTGATAGCCTGGTCCAGTTCGATGGCTTCTCGGTAACCGGAAGAAATCTCAAAGGTCGAGCCACGGTCAACACCATCCAAGTCATACAAGCCCTCCCAATCTGGATCGCGTGCCATGTTCAATCTGTCTGGCATCAAAGTGGTGGGATCGACACGAACAGAAACACCTCTTTCTGCAAAGTGTGTCTCTATTGACAGAGCCTTCGACCTTGCGAATGTGTCAATTTCCGCAGGCGTCATGTCTTTCATCTTTGAATAGTCACGTTCGGCCTGCTCATAAGCCGTCGCTATAGCCGACTGTTTGCGTTCATCCATGACAGACCACTCCAATCTTTGCAGTGCCTGCATTCGACTGACGGGATCGTCAGCGTCCGTCACATCTGTCTCAAACAAATTGATGAACTGGTCAACACGTTCTTGGCTGAAGTCGTCCTTCCGCGACTCTGCACTACCAACAAGGTCACCGAATGCTTGCACTTCTTGGTTGTCAATATCTAGCGAAAGCACAGCCATTCTGTGTGCCATTGAATCGACACGGTTGTCTTTTTCGTATGGTGACAGACCGAAGTATTTCTCTCCAGGTCCGCTGTTTTCCGACACCGTAGCCTCAGCAACATCTCTGAGGTCTCCGACATAATCCCGCGCTAGGCCGTGGTCTGGACTGACTGCATCCTGTCCTGTCAGATAGGAATCCTTCGATCTCGCTCGTTCTCCGACTAGTTCTCTCTGTCGCTTGAGAGATTCCTGCGACTGTGAATCTGTCAGGCCTGTTGGCACGCCCGAAGTGATAGATCCACCACGCATAGCTTTCAGTTCTTGGACTTGATCTTCAGGGTCAAGTTTCGCAAGAATCTTGATGGCCTTCTGCTTGTCTTCACCGCTGGTGTTCAACCAGAGATCTTGTTTGACTTTGTCCAAGTGCGCGCGGTCTTCTTGCGTAACGCCTCGCTTCTTGTCTCTTTCTCCTGTCGTCGGCCTACCGTGACCAACTGCACAGTCATTGCCCTGTTGGAACCCCCCTGCGCCCGTGCCGCAGTTGTCGTCTTTGGCGACTACGAAGCTCTTCTCAACTGCACCACTTGCAACAAGCGAAACCTCTGACGGTACAAGCACTTCCTGCTCGCCTGTCGTTGTCATCATCCCATATGTTTCTTCGGGCTTGATCGTGATTGTCGAGACAGGCTCACCACTCTGGCTGCTGAACTTTTCAGCTACCGATCGATCAAACGTATAGGAGTCAAAGCCAGGCGTGCCGAGTTTACCGCCTCGGTACAGCTCCACTGGCTTCTCCAGATATTCCCTCTTCGGAAGATCAGTCAAGGCGTTGGCTTTGGCTTGTTCATACATGACATGATGCGAAGCCGATAGCAGCTCAGGGTCTTTGGCAAGAGTCCTGACAATCCTGGGCTTGTAGTTTTCATCTCCGTTCCTGAACCACCCATCCATGACGTTCTCTGGTTGAGCGCGTATTTTGGCGACTGCGTCCTGCATGTTTTCGACAGGCTTGTCTTTGCCATGCGT